AGGAGAGTGCCCAACAAATGAGCCTGTTTTGATATGAAGCCGAGAACGAGATTGGAAAAGTTGGTGGCGGGATTGAGCGAAAAGCTTCCCGCCATCACAAAGGCGCAGGAGGAATGGGCCAAGGAACACGTGTTCGACCATGTAGCTTACAAATGTAAGAATGAGTTGTGGTGCTCTGAATGTGGCGAGATATGGGTTAATACGGGTAATAGTAAATTGGGTGACAAGACCGAATGCCCTTATTGCCACCATCAATTAGATGTAAAGGTCAGCAGAAAGCAGAAGAACCATGAGGAGGCGTATATGTCCATCCTGCAAGTGAGAGGCGGGTTTCAGGTAATCCGGCATATACTATGTTGGAAAAACGCCCGTAAGGGAACTTCCCCGGTGTATTATGATTTTACTGAAGTTGTTCAAGAATGGATTCGTGAAGACGGAAAGCGTACGATCATAGCCCGTCCAATAAATATGGGACGTAACGGATTTGCGTATAGTTCCCCTCTTAGTATCAAGGGTGAATATGGAAGTAACCCATATAATTATTACGGTGATTTATATGCGATATTTGGAGAGCTTTATCCAAGGAAAGAATTACTTCCGGAATTGAAAAAACGGGGACTGAATCGACTGTTCCCGGATGTAACCCCGTCTAAGTTGATACGTGACTTGTTGAAAGGCGGAAACGATGCGGAACTGTGTCTCAAGACCGGGCAAATATCCATGCTGAAGCACATGTATAGAAACGGCTTTTCCCAGCTTCGTTATAAGCCATCATTCAATATCTGCAACCGTAACCATTATATTATCAAGGATGCGTCCCTTTGGGAAGACTATATGTCTTTATTGGCTTATTTCGGTAAAGACTTGCGTAATGCCCATTATGTATGTCCTAAGAACTTGAAGGTCGCGCACGATAGGCTATTGGCAAAGAAAGATGCCCGTGAAGCCAAGTTGAGACAGGATAGGGATCGTGTGGAAGCTATCCGTAGGCGTGAAAAGCTCATGAAGGATATAGCCGGCTTCTACGAACGGATGGAAAAGTTTTTCGGAATGAAAATCACGGATGGTAACATAGTCATTTGCCCGTTGGAGAGTATTACCCAGTTTTATCAAGAAGGCAAGGCTATGCATCACTGCGTGTATAAACTCGGATATTACAATCGGCCGGATCGCTTGATACTGTCCGCAAAGGACACCGGTGGCAAGCGTATCGAGACGATAGAGGTGAACTTGAAGACGCTGAATATCGTCCAGTCCCGGGCCGTTTGCAATGGCGTAAGTGAGTATCACGACCAGATAGTAAAACTGGTGAAGAAGAATATGAACCTGATTCGTCAGAAATTGATAGCGTAAATTTACAAGGATGACTTACATTGAACTTATAAATAATTTTTGGGAATTGGATGAAGACTGGCAATTTACCTGCTGTGAAACGAGGCTTTATTTTTATTTGTTGAAAACAGCGAATCGTTTAGGCTGGGTGGATAGCTGGACGCGTAGCGATGCAAAGGTGTCGTCTGACGTGGGAGTGTCAGTCAATTCGATGAAAACAGCCCGTAATAGATTAGTTCAAGCAGGTCTGATAGAATTTAAATCGGGAGGAAATGGACAGCGGGATAAAACGAGGTATATCGTTAGGTGTCAGTTTAGGTGTCAAAATTTGATACCTAAACTACAACCTAAACATGAACCTAATCTTATACCTAACCGTGAACCTAAACCGCAACCATATATTAATAAGACTAAGATAAAGACTAAGAATATTAATATACCCTCCACACCCCCCAAGGGGGTTGACAAAGCAAAAGAAAAAGAACTTTTGGAAAAGGAGGAGGCTTTACGTGTTTTGGAAGAAGAGTTGAAGAAACGGGAGGCGGAACTGGGTGCACAATCGGACAATCCACCATCCAAACCGAAAAAGCGTCCTAATCCGTTGAACTCAGAAGCAAGGAAACTTTTCGAGGAACGCTATCAGGCTCTTTTCTCATCCAACTATTACTGGAGTGCGAAAGATGCGGGAAATATGTCTTCTTTGCTCAAGAAGTTGAAATTTCAACGGGAGAAGAAGAATTTACCTATTGACGACCAAGGCGTGTTGAATGCTTTGAAGTACTTATTGGATTCAATCACTGACGGTTGGATATTGGAAAACTTCAGTGTGACGAATATTAATTCGAAGTTTAATGAAATTGTCTCACAGATAATGGCAAGGAAACAAGAACATGGAAATACTAAACATACAGACGGAGCGAAAGCCCGTGAACAACAAACCGATAGAGAAATCATGGAATATGCCCGTAGTGCCTTCAGAAAAGACGTATTCGGTGATTCGTAGATATGGGGATGGGGAAAGCTTTGCGAAGACATTCAACCCATCTTTACAGACGATATGTGCCCAAAACATAGAACGGTCCTTTTTGGGCGATGCTCCATCATTGGCATTGCTGTCGCAAACTTATCCAAATGAGCAGGTAAACACTTGGATTATTGCCCATTTGATGGACCTATACAAATTCGCAGGGGTTAAGGAGAAGCCTTCGTTTCAGCAAGTCTTGGAACTAGCTGTGATGATACGGGTTGAATATTATTATTTTAAAGCTTCTGAACTGCTGTTGTTTTTCTTCAAGCTCAAGTCAGGGGAATATGGTACGTTCTATGGTGTGGTCGATCCGATGGTGATTATGGCAGCCTTGATCGAATTCAAGGCATATCGTCGGCATCAGCGGGAGATCTACGACCGTGAGATACAGCGTAAGAAACGGGAGGAGCAATGGGCAGAATGGGAGAGGAATGCCGTTCCCTGCCCGGTACACTTGAAACTGGCGAAAGCGTTTGTGGAGGAAATACAAAATGCGGAATGAATATAATCCTTGAATAAAAAATCATTAAAAGTTACAATTATGGCAAATTTAACATTAAACACGAAAGAAATCGCAAAAGTAAACAATGTGGCTATCATGGCCGGTAATGATTCAAAGAAGTTGGTTCCTATCAAACCGATTTGTGAGGCATTGGGGATTGACATCGAATCTCAACGAAAGAAAATAAAAGAGCATCCTATTCTATCTTCAACTGCGGTGCTGAGCACCGTAGTTGCTTCGGACGGCAAAGCAAGAGAAATGTATTGTATTCCTTTTGAATTTGTATTCGGTTGGCTATTCACCATCAATCCTGCAAATGTCAAAGAAAAATCAAGAGAAAGTTTAATCAAGTATCAGCAAGAATGTTATCATGTCCTATACGAATACTTCGCTTCCTACGCCAGTTTCGTCAACCAAAAACAAAAACGGCAAGCGGAAGACTGGGTACGTATCCAAATTCTGAAAAGGGAATTTCATGAAGCGAAGAACAAGTTGGCTAAAGCCACGAAGCAAATGAACATGACGATAGACTACTCATTTGAGCAATGGAAGGCCAACGGGAAACAGCTTATTCTCGATTTTGACGATTGAATTCAGAGAATTCGATAGGGAATTTGATTTGCTCTCAAAGAGGTGTCACTTTAAGTTATTTCGTGTGTAAGTACATAGAGAAGATAACGGAAGTTTCACCTCTATTGTTTCAGAAGTAATTTTGAAATAAAAGAAGCTTGATGGATTTTTGTTTTTCTAATAGTTACGTGGATAGGTTGTGCAATAAATAAACTATCTTTGTAGATATTTAAAAATAAGCATTTTATGATAGCGACTCTGAAGGATAGATTGTCAACTATGGTTTTTGCTTTCCGGGATAAAGAAACTAACAGATTTTTATTCCGAATAACTAATATTGGAACTCATGAAAAGCCAGACTTCAAATTTGTTTTTACACCTAAAGAAAGTGGTATCTTAATTGATACCTCAGAGAAAAAAAGGAAAGATGGGTGTATCGATATGTATAACTGTATTCAATGGACTTATATGGAATATTCTTATCACCCAGATGGCTCCTTTTTATGTAAACTACCTGAATTTCCAATTAAAAAATATTTATATGATAACCCAGAAGGTGTGGGTGAAAGACGTTGTCCCTTGAAAGAGATTAAAGATGTTGAGTTTATAGCAGCAGTTGAGATTGATAATTATTCTTTATGTAAGAAATTCTTGCCTGCACCACAAGAAGTACATATGACATGTCAAAATAATAGTGTGTTTAATGGGGATACCTTCAATCTTTTAATTTATATTAAACATAGAGATTTTGATATAAACACTTTTCAGCATCCATTGGCAATATCCTATGTGTGTAGAGGTATCTCCGAAACACTTGATATTGGAATCTACATACAGAAAGTAGAAAGAAAATCTTATAAACATTATAATGAGAAATTAGGATGGGTATATCAAAATAACATGAATAGAATTACTCCTATTCGATCATGTAGTAAAGAATTGGTTTTAAGTTCTTTAAGGGGATTTGTTTTTCCGTAAAGGTTTAGTTTTAAGCTCTATAATAAGGACGTCTTGAAAACATCATGGTTCATGTCCTAAAATATTATAGATATAATTTCGACTTATAACTGCAAATTCATATATATATGTATTTAAGTTACTTATTTCTTTTTGTTTGTTACTTAAATAATCATTTAGGCAATTCTTTCTTTCTTCATGAAAAGATTGTAACTCTATTTTATTATTGGTTTTTTGAATTTTATCATTGATATTCATAATTTTGAATAGCAAATCATTTCTTTGTTGTGCAATATCCAACCCTTTTTTTATTATTTCATTCGATTCAACATGTAATGCATTGTCTTCAATATATATTTTGAAGACAATTTCTTTACTTAGTAATTCATGATATTGTTTATCCAACTCTTTGATACTATCAGCTATAGAATCATTATTTGATAAATCAATTTGAGCGAAATAGATGGATGAGTTTATCCATTTATTTAGTGATATGTTAAAGTCAATGATAATATCTTTCTTTTCTAATTCTAGATTTACATGAAGGTTTGTCGACAATGCTAAATTCGCTTTAAGTTGCTCTGTTTCATTGATAAATTTGTTTTCTACAGATTTAATAGTATCAGTAACTTGTGCTATTTTTTCAATTTGTGCGTTTAGTTTTCCAATTTCTGATTCATACGATTTTGTTTTGGCAATATGTTTCCAAAATAAAAATTGCGTTAGCCCAGAAGCACATGTGCATATGGCAATGATTAGACCCGTATCTATCCAGTTCATGTTTTTTATTCTTTTAGTTATCTGTTCTTTATAATCCTTCTAGAGTTTTTAACTTCTCTTGTTTTTGTATATCATCCTGCTTTTGTTTTTTCTGTTCCAATAGAGATTTGATGGTTTGAAATATCTTTTGATTTTCTATTCCGAAAGAAATATATCGGTTTGCTTTCCCTCGCGAATCATGTTTTACTTGGTCATTATAATAACATATTATGTCAGGATTTCCAGTGTCCCATTTTAGATTAAAAGACTGGTCTTCTTTAATAATTGTATTACCTAGTCCATTGACATATTCTTTTGGAGTTCTTTCATGTGTTATTTGGGGTTCTCCGTATTTGATAGTTAATGCCTCTTTGATATTTGTAGGCATAATCGTATACATGGCATAAAGAGAATCATTATAAAAACTAAGATATAACTCTGTCAAAGAGTAACCTTTTGCGGGTATATATTCATTAAGGACAAAAGTTTTTGTCAGATTATCATTGAAATCTTTTTCATTTTTTGCATCAGGAAATGATTGTTGAAAGTCACTAATTGTCATCCCCAGCCTAATTACACCCAATCCGTCTATAGTTTGTGATTCTGCGTAAAATGTACATAATAAGCATATTAGTACTGATAAAATTCTTTTCATGGTTTGTTTTTTATGTGTTTAATATTGAGCAAAAGTAGATATTTTAATGTTGATGGCAAAAAAAATGCAATTCCTTTTGCTGTTTAACAAAAAAGCCCCATCTTTGCGCTGTCCTATTTACACACAAGGCGGGTGACCGCCGAACATATTATTTGTGTCGGCATTTTTTATGCCCATACATGAACGTATTATAAAGTATAACGGTTTCGTACCCCCTTGATACGGCTTAATGGCCGTAACTGCCTTGTGTGGTGTAGGACAAAGGGACAGGCGAAACCGTTTTTTTGTCTATCCGCTTATAACAAACAATGTTAGTTATGTCCAAACACACAAGCATTTGTTTGTCGGGGAATAATAGTACCCAACAACCAACGGCTCAACCCTCCGAAATGGGTAAGTACTCCACACTAGAACTGCAAGCCGCATTCGATGCCGGCCGTGCTCTCGGTAGAACTGAAGGTATGCTCTCTTACCAACGCCACATCATGAACCAGCTCTTTGCAGAGAATCAGAAGCTCAATCGGAAACTTCAGGAACAGAAAGGAGGCCGGTCATGAGAGAACAATATGTAAGAATACTAGTTCCCAATTATAATCCGGATCCTCTTAGCGTGAAGCAATTCTTCCAAATGCAGAGCTTTGCCAAAGACGTGCAAACCTATTTACCTTATCAAAGCACCACTTTGCTCGATTTCATGTCTATTGCCTACAACTATTGCTTGAAGACTCGGCAAAATTCGTTGGATAATATGGCCTGTTATCGTGACGACTTTAGGCACAAGGTTATGCTATTCCTGACGAAGTATTATCCTAATGGATTCAAGAAAAACAAGAAAGGTTTGTCAGATACCTGCTACAAAGAACTTTTGAAATATCGCAAGCCTCGCTTCAAACGTGATTTCCTTGGTGAGTATGAGCCAATAGAGCGCATTTGGTTTATCCTCGCGTTACGTGCCTGCCACAGCTTTTTATTGTCCGGACATCTAATCGGCGATATAAATCAATTTGCCTACAAACTTGAGAAAATAGCTTTAATGATGAAAGGAGATATCTAAGGACTAAATAGTTAATAGATATTTTATTTCTCGGAAGATGTTCTTCTATTTTGAGGAACATCTTTCTTTTCTTATATATCTTAGTTAAAATAGGATATGAAGGAACATTGTTGTATCATCTGTAACAAGAAAACAGTATCAGTAATCAATACAGAAGAAGGACCAGTTTGCTATAATTGCTACTCTGATAAAAAGAACCCTCCAAAACAAAAGCAACACCATGATAACGAAGAAGCTCGGATTCAGTCGGAGTTTTTCAGCAAGGTTCCTTTATTCTTTCCTAATTTGCCGGATCGACTTCTTTTTGCAGTCCCGAACGGTGGCAGCCGGCATAAAATAGAAGCGGCTAATATGAAGCGCCAAGGCGTTAAACGTGGAGTGGCCGATGTAATCCTTCAGATACCGAAAAAGGGATATGCTTCTCTTTGTCTAGAGTTCAAGACATCTACAGGTAAACAGTCTGCAGAGCAAAAGGAATACCAACGCCAGGTTGAGATGGCGGGTAGTAAGTATGTGATTGTTCGGAGCGTGGAACAGGCTATCCAGGTTATGCAGCAGTATCTGTTATAATTATTACATATATATATATATTGATTTTTAGGTTCTGATTATTTGTGGAAAATTTAATAAATCGTATATTTACCCGATAACATTTAAATCTAAGCAATATGGCAAAACGAAGTAATCCTATAAAAGCATTAAAAGTAAAGATTATCAATATAGTACTGTACCCCGAAGAAGCTCAAAAGACTGAGAATTATATTGAATATTTTAAGAAGATATTTGAAGATAAGATAACAGTTAACACTTATGGTGATAGATATACAAGAGTTCAAACTTATTATACAACAGATGATGGTAATGTTATTTATGGAGCATTTGCAAATGCAGCTTTTTTTGATCCAGAGGCCCCCGCTTTAGATAGTGATACAAACGAAGTGGTCCCTTCTGGTGCTGATCCTAAAAAAGGACTTGGATTAAAGACTTGGGAATATTATTTTTTCCCAGAGTACCATCGACTTGTTTTCTTAGATAAAGAAACCTCCGGTTCTCAAATACTTGATTTCTTGAATAGTGCTTTAAATCGTTTTCTGGATAAGGATGACTATCAAGTTAATACAGAAAAAGATAGAGAACTGATAGATCGAATTATTAAATCAACATCGTTGTCTAAGTTAAAGGTGGTAGTGTCCTATTCTAATAATGACAATAATAAAGGATGGAAAAAACTAATAGACGATCAGTTAAAGAGAAGTAGACCTAAAAAGGCTGTGCTTGATTTGAGTGGTTCAAAGAAAATTCCTATTGATGTAACTAGAAGTGAGATGATAACAGGTTTTGTAGAATTAAGCGCATCGAATGGATATGTAGAAGCAAGCGAAATAGATGAAAAAGGAGCTATTCATCCTATTCGGACAATAGATCATCCAATGGTAAAGGTGGTTGAGTTTATTGACAGTCCTATTTCTGCATTGAAAAAAATGATACGTTCTATTGCTGGATTTGGAGAAAAAACATCTGAATAGATGTTATATATTAAAAGAAACTGATTTATGAAGACTATTTATTATCCGGGATGGGGAGTTGTCTGGAAGATATATTCCAGAGAGAACTTAAAAAAATCTATTTGGTTACCGCTGGTTTTAACAGTAGTTTCTTTTGCTATCTGTTTCTTTTCGGGAAAAGCTTCTTTAGATTTAATAGAGTATGTTGCTTCGACAATTCTATCTGTGGGTCCAAATATGCTTGGGTTTACTTTGTCAGGCTATGCTTTAATGATGGGATTGAGCAACTCTGAGTTTGTTCGAGGATTGATTAATTTCAAGGAAGAAGGTAAAGATTATTCTTTATTTCAGTCTTTGAATACGATTTTTGCAGTTGTTTTGGGGATGATGTTTTTGACAACTATTGTAGGCGCATTTGCCTGTATTGTTGTAAAAGCAGAAATATCGCTACCTGAAGCTTGGAGCAGTTTTATAAATGCATACAATTGGGTATGTTTATTTGTTCTGATGTTTTTGATGTATTATACGATTAATGCAATAAAAGATGTTGTAATCAATATCTTTAATTTTGGTCAGTATGTGCAGGTATATGCAGAAAAAACAGAAGATGATGAGATAAATGAAAAAGGATTCGAGTAGGATCCTTTGATGTATAAGTGATTTAAACTCTTTTTGTTTTTTAATCTTTATCTATCAGAATCGCCAAAAGAAATGGCAGAATTAATGTAGAAGTAGAGGGAGGGGAGAATGACAGAATCATTCTCTCTTTTCCTATAATATATAAAAAGATATGGCTAGAGGTCGAAAAAGTTTATTTCGGGAGGAGTATATTCAACTAGCGGAGAATTATGCTTTGTTAGGAGCTACCGATGACGAATTGGCTGATTTTTTTGGTGTATCAAAGCAAACTCTTAACAAATGGAAGAAAGATTATCCAGAATTCCTTGACTCCTTAAAAAGAGGAAAGGATATTGCAGACTCTAATGTTGCTTCGAAATTGTACAACCGCGCAATCGGTTACGACTTCGAGGAAACACATACTGTCTGCAAGAATGGCTTGGTTGTAGGAGAGAAGCATATCAAGAAGCATCAGCCGGCAGATACAACAGCAGCGATATTTTGGTTGAAGAACCGGCAACCGGAGAAGTGGCGCGACCGGAAAGAGTTGCAGATTGGTAATAAGCTGGGCGATGACCTGGAGAGTATGACAGATGAAGAGTTAAGGGCTATTATCCATGGCGAAAAAGAACAATCGGGAAATATTAACTTGAGTTCAACTTATAAATGCAACTTTTTGGGTGCGGATAATAAGCAATAAAAACATTTATTTTTCAGAGAGGAAAG